AGCGGCGAATAACACACAGCTTTTGCCAGCTGATCCAGACGCACCGCTAAAAATGAGCGATGAAGCAAGAGCAAAGCTATGTTTTGGGCTATCTGCTATTGCGGCGAATATCTCAAAGAGAGCGTGAGATGAAAGTTTTAAACCTTTTCGCAGGGCTTGGTGGTAACCGCAAGTATTGGGACGAAGTAGCAAGAGAAAAAGGCATAAACATAGAGGTAACAGCCGTTGAGTTTGATCCCGAAATAGCAAAGGCTTATACAAAACGCTATCCAAACGACAACGTGATAGTAGGTGACGCTTGGGATTATGCTGCTAAAAACTACTTAGATTTTGATTTTATATGGGCTAGCCCTCCGTGTCAAAGCCACAGCAGGCTAAATTTTTGCAATAACTCACGCAATGAGGCAACGAGGGTTTTGCCAGATTTTAGGCTTTATGAGCTTATATCGTATCTTAAGATGTTTTGCAAAAAAGCTTTTGTAGTTGAAAATGTAGTGCTGTATTATGAGCCACTTATAAAGCCGACTGCTGAGATAGGTAGGCATTATTTTTGGAGTAGTTTTGCACTTGATGAAATAAATACACCAGCTTTTAGAGTGATAAAACACGTAAAAAATGCAGACTTTAAGGATTTTAGCTTAGACGAATTTAAGATAAAAAATAAACGCCAAGCCATAAGAAACGAAGTTGATTACGAAATAGGCAAAAAGATATTTGAGCGATACTTGGAGAGCAGATGAAAGCCGTTTATATCACAATAGCCGAAAGCGGAGCTAGCATAATCGCAAAGGTAGCGGACGAAAACAAAAAGATACTTGATAGCTTTGAGATAAGTCGCAAGGACGCAAGCGGAGTGCTTGAAATAATGAGAAAGTGGAACAAGAAGCACAAGGACGATGACACAAGGGGGCTATTTTGAGGCTAACTAAAAGCAAAAATAAAGCCTACCAACTAAGACTACTTGAAGCATATCCGCTTTGCCAAATATGCGAGGAGCAACAAAGCATAGAGTGTCACCACGTAAGATATGGCAAATTTGGAGCAGATAAGGACGATAGCAAGCAAATAGCCGTTTGTAGAGAGTGCCATCAATGGTGTCACGCACACAAAAGAGAAAGCATAGAAAAATACGAGGAGGTAGCTGGTGAGAATTGGCAACGTTTCGGTGAATGTTAGAAACAAATACCACAACCGCAAGACAAAAGGCTTTGATAGTGCAAAAGAGTGGCGACGTAACCAAGAGCTAGAAATTATGCAAAGAGCTGGCGAGATCAGCGAGCTAAACCGCCAAGTGCCGTTTGTGCTAATGCCAAGCTACACCATAACGGACGAAACAACCAAACAAGGCTTTAGAACCGTACGTGAGATCAGATACATAGCGGATTTTACATACCGCCTTAAAAATGGCAAAAGGATAATAGAGGACGTTAAGGGAATGCAGACGGAAGTTTTTAAAATCAAGCGAAAACTACTAGAGAGAAAAATAGCCCTTGGAGTGATAGAGGGCGAGTTTAGGATTTATTAATGCCTAGAACAATCATAACTTCTGATCAATGGGCTAAAGCGAAAGAGTATTTCGAAATTGGATTAAGCCTATCAGACATAGAAAATAGAACTGGCATAACAAAAGGGGCGATAAGCAAGAAAAGCACGGCTGAGAAATGGCAAAGAAACGATGCAAAGAAACGTTTATTATCCCAAGTTGTCGAAGTAGCTACAACTAAAGAAACAATTTTGGAAACGCCAGTTTCTATTGAGGTGCATAACGAGTTAGTGAATGAGAAGACTAGGCATTTACTTTATTTTCAAAACGCAGCGTTGAGAAATCAAAAAAAAGCGGACGAGATGCTAGAGATGAGCGATAGGATAGCAGACGTTGAGGCTCACAGCAGGATAACAGCTAGAAATAAAGAGACCGTGCTAGGACGTGAGGCCGAGACTGTGATAAACAATGCAAACGTGCAAAGCGAACAAAAGATCATAATCGAGCGAAAGGAATTAAAAGGCGATGAGTGAAGCAACGCTAAGCCTAACCTATACGCCGTGGCAAAAGGAAGTTTTTTTTGAGAATACTGCACGCTTTACAACGATAGAGAAAGGACGCCGTGTGGGATTTACCAAAGGCATAGCAAACGCTACTATCGAGTGGCTTTTAGAGGGTAAAAAAGTGCTTTGGGTAGATACTATCACATCAAATCTACAAAGATATTATGAGCGTTATTTTTTGCCTGAGCTAAAGGCTCTACCAAAAGAGCTTTTTAAATTTCACGCACAAGATAAAAAGCTAAGCATCGGCGAGGGCTACCTTGATATGAGAAGCGCAGAACGTCCAGAAAATATCGAGGGGTTTGGCTATGACATAGTGATCCTAAACGAAGCCGGCATAATCCTAAAGGATGCCTACCTTTGGGACAACGCCATAAGGGCAATGTTACTAGACAACCCAAAATCAAGAGCGTTTATAGGCGGCGTGCCAAAAGGCAAAAACCGCTTTTATGACCTTGCTAAACGTGGAATGAGTGGCGAGAAAGACTGGGTAAATTTTCAAATATCAAGCTTTAATAACCCACTGCTTAAAAAAGAACAAATAGACGAAATGGTCGCAGAGCTTGGCGGTATAGATAGCGACGTAGTACGCCAAGAGATATACGGCGAGTTTTTAGATACAACCTCAAACGTGCTATTTAACCTTGCTCTAATTGAAAACGCCTTTAGCACTCAGATGCCAAACGAAAAAGCTACCATTGTCTGGGGGTTAGATGTGGCACGTGAGGGTGATGACGAAAGCGTGCTTTGTATTAGGCGAGGTTACGGCGTTACAAACTTTTACACATTTAGGCTTGATAGTGTTACCGCCTTAGCAAGAGAGATTTTTGGCATTTATGAGAGAAGCGAAGAGAAGCCAGACGCTATTTTTATTGATAGTGTTGGCGTGGGTGCTGGTGTGTTTGATACTTTGGTGGATTTTGGCTTGCGTGGGATAGTCAGAGAGGCAAAATTTTCATACAAGGCAACAAATGAGAAGCTTTACGCCAACAAGAGAGCGGAAGCGTATTTTACACTCAAAGAGAAATTTAGGCTGCTTAGCATTGTGCCAAATGACAAACTAAAAAAACAGCTTAGTACCATTAGTTTTTATTACGACAAGAAAGAGCGGTATTTGCTACTACCAAAAGAGAATATCAAAAAAGAGTTTGGCTTTAGCCCTGACTTGGCGGATGCCCTTGCTCTTACGTTTTTTGACCCATTGCCAGCAAAAATAAACACAATCAACTACGATGACGGAGGCGTTTGGTGAAAGAGTGCCAAAATTGGGTAGATTTGGCAAAACAAATCGAGTATATTTTTGAGCGTATCGACGTAGAGCTAATTAGAAAAGTGGCAACGCTTGATGATGAGGCCTTGCGTCTATGTTTTTGTGTGATGATTTGCGAGTGGCTAAAAGGGGCAAAATTTATCCCTACAAAGCAAGCAAGAGTAAAACTTGCAACGGCTCTAAAACAAAAAGGACTTAATAAAAAAAGAGTAGCAGAGCTAACAAACGTCAGCACAAGAACAATTTACAGATTAGGACACGAAAATGACGAACAATGAAAGAATAAGCTACCTCGAGGAGTTAGTGCAAATAGCCTATAATGGCTATGCAGAATATAAGCCGTTTTTCGACAAGCTAAATGATGCCTATTTGCTTGTGCTTGAAAGCGAGCAGTATAACAGCCTAAAAGAGAGAAACAAAAGTAAAAACTACATACCAAAGTTAAACTCAAAAGCAAAGAGAATATACGACGGCCTCACTGAAACTTATTTTAACAATGATACGTTTGCTAAGCTAGAGCCTTATATAAACTCAACTCACGACGTGATCGATAAGTGGCAAGAGGCGCTAAATTTCTATTGCGACAAGATAAATTTGTATAAGATTTTTTCGCCTATCTTTTTAAAAGCTGCTTTTAGCCCTAGCTCAGTAGTAAAAGTGTTTTGGGGGAAAGATGAAGCAAAGATAGAGGAAATAGACATAAATGACATCTATTTTGATCCTGATGCAAAAAATACAAATGATATACGCTATATCGTGCATAGAATTTACCTCACAACAAATGACATCAAAAAGCTAATCAAGAATAAAACATTTAAACAAATTGACCTAAGCGAGAATAGACCTTATGAAAGAATTTGTCTAAATGAAATATATGAGCTAAACGACGATAAATGGAGTGTTAGCACTCTTTATGATAGCGAGCTACTAAGAGATAAAGTAGAGTTAAAGGACGGACAGCCATTTATTTTTGGCTATATGCTGCCACAAACAAAACGCAATACCGATCAAACGTTTGTTTGTGCTTATGGCGAGCCAGCTCTTGCTTCACTTTTGCCTTTACAAGATGAGCTAAATGCGATCAGAAACTCAATTACAGACGTAACAAGAAACCAAGCAACGCCAAAAATCATTTTTAATCGTAGTGCGAGCATATCAAGAGCTGATTTAGAGCGTCCAAGTGGTGCAATTTTTACTGATAGTCCAGCTGACATCAAGATAGTACCGCCTGGCGACATCAACGCTTCAATGGCTACGCTTCAAGTGATCGAGCAGGAGATGAGCGAAGTTAGCGGAGTAAGCCCACAGCAAAACGGAGCACCAACAACTAGGCAAGAAACAGCGACAATGGCGTCAATTATGGCAAACGAGGGTAGCGTCAGACTTCAAGGGTATATAAGAACCTACAACGAGACCTTTTTTGAGCCTATTTTTGAACGCCTTGCTTTTCTTGTTTGGAAATATGGCAACCCATTATTTTTTGCAGGGTTTAATCGTGGTGAAGTGCCGAGTTTTAATATCAATTTAAACACTGGTATAGGGGCATTAAACAAAGAGGTACAAAAGAAAAGCTTAATGGATGCTAGCGGAATTATATCAGCTCAATTTGGCATGTGTTTACAACTTCAAGATGCAGATGGTGCAAATAGGATGAAAGAAGCAAACGAGAAAATCTTACTCGAGCTATTGCCATTATATGGCATAAAAGACCCAGAGAATTTTATCGGAAAGGAGAGTGAGCTTGCTAAACAACTTAAGTCACAGGCTATTTTGCCAGGCGTGGCAAGCCTTGACGCAGAAGCAGGAGCTTTACCAGCTGACGCAATGCCAAGCGTTTAGGGATTTTTCAGAATATCTATTAGGGCTTTATGCGGCAAGTGTGACCGCTAGCCAAAATGAAAAGAACAGCGATGAAATGAGGTTAAGGGCGATCGAGAACATTAAAACTCTCGAAAGCCTTTTAAGTTTTTTTGAAAATTACAAAGAGGAGTAATAAATGACAGAGCAAGAAGCACTAAACGAATTAGTAAACATTGTAAATGGCGACGAGCAGATAGAGCCTGAAACAAACGAAGTGGCGCAAGAGCCACAAGAGCAACCAGTGGAACAATCAGTAGTGGCAGAAGAGCCAAAAAAAGAGGAGCTTAATATCGAGGCTATTAAACAAGCAATGGCTGAAGCGTTAGCAGCAAAAGAGCAAGCGCAAGAGCCAGCACAGCCACAGCTTGCCCCTGAAAAACAAGCATTACTTGATAGTTTAGGTCTTGGAAATCTTGACGCCTTAAAAGCTCAAATGGATCAAATCTCGCAAGCTCAAGCAGCGCAAGCGGAAGAGGCGAGGAGGCAAGCGGTCTTTGACAAAAACCTAGCAGAGTTTAAAAAAGACTACCCAACAATACGCCCTGATGATTTGGCAGAGTTTGCAAAAGCTCACGGTATGAGTGATCTACTTGGCGAAAATTATGTGGGTTGGAAAGCAGTAGCAATGGGAATGATCAATGTGGCAAAAAGCAAAGAAAAGCCAGACGAAATTTTAAGTGGTTCAAATGCGAGCAGTGAGCTATCAGCTTTTGATAGAGCCAAAAAGGGCGAAAATGTGAGCGACGTAGAGTATGGCGCAGAGCTTTTGAAATTAGCCGGGCTATAAGGAGTAAAAAATGGCAGAAACTGAAAATGGCCTATTTGGAAATATTTTAGGCTGGCTTGGCGGTTCAAGTGGCGGAGACAAAAACGGCGTAGGTGGCACACCTAACTGGCTAACCGCTTTAGGAGCTGGTGGTGCGTTATGGAGTGCTTATAACCAAAGTAAAATGGCAAAAAAAGCATTTAACCTAAATAAAGATGCTTACGACTTTAACAAGATGCTTTCACAAAGGCAACTGCAAAGAGAAAATCAGGCAAACCAAAATTTAGTCAATGCTTGGAATGCATCAAACTTTCATAAACAACAAGAGGATGAGGCTTACTAATCTAAGCCTCACAAAAAGGAGCAAAAATGCCATATTTTAACCCCAACAAGGTAGATTTTAACTATAACACGAACACAATAGACGCAGTGGGTGCAACTGGTAGAGCATTATGGGATATTTATCAAGATAGCGTAAAAAATAACTTCACTAAGCAGAAATTAGCAGAGGAGAATAGATCAAATTTAGCAACCGAACAACACAACATAAATAAACTAAACGAAGATATTCGCCATCACACAACAACCGAAACTGAAACGGCAAATAATAACTCTATAATGCAAGGGTTAAAGCGTGATGAGCTAGGACTAAAAGGGCAAGAGCTAGGGCTAAAAGCAAATAAATACCAAAATGATGCCCTCTATAACCATCTAATGGCAAACGTTGCTTTGCAAAACGCAAACACAAACGAAAATAGACTTAATTTTGACATGCAAAGATACAATAATGATAATAAAAAACTACAAACACAAATGCAAAACGACCTGACATTTTCAGCACTTGGTGGCACTTACCCTCAGGGTAGTGAAAACTGGGATGATAAACAAAAAGCAGATTATAGAAATGCTTGGGTAGGGATGAAAAACAACTCAGCCGTAAGAGCAAACGAAAAAACGCCTGGACAAAAAAATGCGATCGCTGTTTTACAAAATGGATTTAACAAAAGTCTAAATGAGCTTGCTGCTTTAGATAGGTTAATAATCGCAGCAAATAACGCAGGTGGTGGCGATGGTATATCAACCCTTGGCGGAGGACTTGATAAATTTAAAATGATATTCCCAAACCTAAATGAGGATGCTAGAAAATATATTGCCACAATGCAAGCTTATCAAAGCGCATACGCTGATAACCAAAAAGGACAAAGCAACTTTAACTATAAAAATATGGGGGAACAGTTAAGTCCAGGATGGACTGGTGCAGATGTGGCTGCTGAAAATATAAAAGCTAGACGGGCTCAATTATTAAGTGAGCTACATCAAATAGCCAATCAAGCAAAAGCTCAGGATTATGTGGGAGCTGATGATATGCAAAGGCAACTGCAACCACTAATTATTGACGATGAGCGTATAAATAACATTCTTTATGGCAAAGAAAAAATAAGTGGTGACTTTGGAGCTAGTGCATTATACAATCCAGCAGGTCAGGCAGCGCAACCACAACAACAAAGTGGGGTTTCTCAGGCGGTAAAAGAAAAATTTGAGAAGCGAAAAAGAGGTGGGGTAGAAAATGATGGCTTTCAACAAAATTTAGATGAGCACGGCGCACTCTATGCAAATTAAGGATAGAAAATGAGATTTGATTTTAACGGCGAACAAGAATTAACAATAGGATATAAAGGCAATCAACCAGTAAAAGTAAGAGCAAATGGGAACGGCGTATATAAAAATAGCGACAACTCGTTAAGCGTTGATATTGATGATAGTAAATTGCAAGGGATAATACTTGCAAAAGAATTTATTAAGCCAAAAGCAAATGATAATTTAGACCTATATGGCAATCCTATACCACAAGCTCCAGTTGTGACAAATACAAAACCACAAACGGCGGTTGATACTTTTCAGGACAATCTTAGCGGCATCGGCAAAGAGGTAAAGCGAACAGCCAATGCTTTATGGGAAGATAGCCCCTTTGGTGCGTATTGGACTGGAGCGAGCAAAGAGGATAAAGCAAGAGTAGATGTTGCGAAAGCTCAAAACACACAAGGCATAATAAAATCTCTTATACAAGGTGAAGAGGGGGCAGCCGAAAATAATAAAAAAATAGAGCAGTCTTTAAATGCTATCGCTAATCAATATGGCTATGATTTGGGTGCGATAATAGAGGGGAATAAAATTTATTTTGGCAAGAGTGGCGAGAATGGAGAAATACAAACATTAGATGCTACGCCAAGTTTTACCAACCAAATAGCAGCAAGTAAAGGCGAGATAGCCGGAAGTGTTCTTGGTAGTCTTTTGCCAGGTGGAGTTTTTACAAAAATAGCAGGTAGCGCAGTTGGCTCAGGCGCTGGGGCTGGAATTGATTATACCAGCAGAGCTCAAATGTTAAATGAGCCTTTAGATAAAAAAGCTTTATTGATGAGAACGTTAGAAGCAGCAGGCGATGATCTAGTAGCAGGTGGGGCAATGCTAGGTATAGCAAAAGGAGTAAGCCTTGCAAAAGAACCATTTATTGAAGGAAGCAAAAAAGTAGCAGACATTGCTTCAAAAGTTACTGATTTTGGGTTAATTGGCAAGGCAAAAAAGACATTAAAAGGAGTGCCAAGCGCAAATGCTAGTGGAGCCGAAAAAACAGCCAAAGCAATAGCTGGGGATGAAGCTGATTTAATGCTTCAAAATGCTAAAAACGTTGGTGGCTACACAGTAGATAACGGAAATTTTACTGATATACAATTACTTAATAAGCCAATCGAATTTATAAGAAAGCACTTAGCAAAGACGGCAGAAAAATTTAACCTAAATAAAGTTTCTGACTTTATCAACAATGCAAGAGGCGTTAATGAGGTGCAAAAAGAACTTGTAGATTTGGGGCTAAGTGATAGCAAATTAACGGGCAGAGTGATAAATTCTTTAAGAGGCGATACAACAGGTATGGCGGCTAGAAATTTAGCAGAACAAGCACAAGCTGATGTTAATGCCGTAAGAGAGCTTTTACCAAAAGGAGCTAAAGGCGAGCTTAGCCAAAATTTCAAAGACTACTATGCTAGAGTTGGAAATGATTTCGGCAATATGGAGCAAGAGCTTTCCCACACACTACAAGGAAAGACAGCCATATTAAATGATGAAGCGATAGATAGTGCAAAAGAAGCAATGCTAAGAGGGATGAATACTTTTGAAGCAAAGTCTCCTGAAGCGGCACAACTAATTGATGTGCTAGACAAAATGAAAGGTGTGCCACTTGATTTTGACGAGCTAAGAAAAATAAAGAGTGATTTTAATCAATATGCACAAAAAATATTTAATAAAAATCCAGCATATAATACAATAGTAGATACCTCTTCAGTTGGCAAAATAATAGATGATGCAATAGAGAGTTTAATTGGAAATAGCGAAGCAAAGGCATATTATAAGGATACGATGAATAAGTATGCTGCTATGAAAAATTTGCAAGACAACCCCTTTTTGAAAAATATAATTGATGGTAATGCCAATAGCGATGACATACTTAAAGCGGTTTTTGATGCTGAAAAATCTCAAGCTGATGTATTAGAAAATTTTACTAAAGAGCTAACAAAGCCAGAACTTGAAAAGTTTGAAAAAGAACTTATTTCTGCTCTTTTTGACTCACGCATAGCAAAAAGAGGCAAAATAAAGACATCCGAATTGCTAGATGGAGTTGGGTTAAAAGAAGATTTAGAAAAGATAAATTTCAGAAGCAAAGAAGCTCAAAATATTAAAGAAGCATTGATTGATCTTGCAAATGCAAGGGGCGATTTGGCAACTATATTTAATCACATAGATAAAGAATTTATCGCTCCATCAAGACCACGTGCGGGAATAGCTCAAACACCAGTTGGAATGCTTAAATCTGTAGCGATAAATAAGCTAAAACAATCAGTTTTTAAATACATAGGCGATTGGGGCGATGACTCTGCGTTTGAATATCATTTAAGAGAGGGGCTTAAAGCATTAAAAGCAACTAATGATTTAAATTATTTTAAAGAAGCTGTAATAAAAAAAGGAGCTAGCGAAGAGTTGGCAGATGCGATGGCTAAAGCCATAAAAGACGATTTAGTAGAAAGGATGACTAAAGCTCCAAAAAATGAGATAAAAGGCGAGAATTTTATTACAAAGCAAAGCCCAGCGCCAAAGAGTGATTTAAATGTAAAAATTAGCGTGGATGACTGGGTGAGAGAGCTTGGAGGGATAAACGCAAATAAACAAATTAAAGCGGATTTAACCAATCTTTATGAAAAGCACAAGGAACTTTTTGCTAAGCCAAGTGATGTTTTTAGGCTAATAAAAGCAGTCAAAGAAAATCCGACGTTTTTTTATAACAATAATGAGCCAAATGCGGCTTTGATAGGCAAAATTTTAGATAATGGCAAGCTTGGTAAAATAGGCATACAAAAAGACTATGATAGCGAGTATTTAAAGCTAAACCATGCAACTTATTCAAGTAAGGCAGACAAGGAAAACAAGAGGCTTTTAAGAAGAAATGAAAATTCTCATCTAGTGGGGTCGCCTACTCCCACACAGCTCACTCTTGGCAAAGCCACAGAGCCAACGGCGGATGGTGCAAAAGCACTTTTAGATGAGAAAGAGCTAAAGGTAGGGTCGCCATATCCTACACTCCAACGTGCTGATAATAATCAGGTCGGACCGACGGCTGGTGCAAAAAGCACGTTCTCTAGCTCTAATGGGTCTATTATACCAAAAAAAGCACAAGAAGAGTTTAAAAAGCTTTTAAATGAATATGATGTGGATAAGTTTTTAAGTGATAGAGAAAATATATTGGCTAAAAATGCAAAATATGGCAGAAATAGAATAGCTGATAGAAATATTGAGAGCAACGACGGAGTTGGCGGCTGGGAGTATAAGCTAACTCCAG